CCTGAAAAAGGTAAAGGGGAAGTAATGAATTCCAGTTTTATTGTAGACGTCAGTGCTATCGCGCTAAGCGAGACCAATGGCGTGGAAGCAAGCTGGGTTCATGCACTGCCACTTGGAGATTACAAGCATCCTATCTATGGTACGATTTCGGTAACTGCGGATCGTGTCAAGGTTTTCGCGGATAACGTAAAGTCCAAGGCTCGCGGCATTGACCCAAGTATTAATTACAACCACAACAATGAAGATGTCGCTGCTGGTTGGGTGAAAGATGCTGAACAGCGGACCGACGGCCTATGGCTATTCATTGAGTGGGTAAAGGACGCAGCCGAGGCCATTAAGGCTAAGAAGTGGCGTTACTTCTCGTCTGAGTTTGCCGACGAGTGGGAAGACCCACAGGGTAAGAAGCACAAGGATGTCATCCTTGGCGGTGCCCTAACTAACCGGCCGTTCATGAAGAACCTGGTACCGGTGAACCTGTCTGAGGAAACATACAATGTTGCCTTCGACCTGGTATCAGCACTTACCGGGAAAGATGTTGATACCCTGAAGGGGGGTAACATGCCACTGAGCGAGGAAGACCTCAAGAAGATTGTTGAGGGCGTTTCCACCAAGCTTGCAGAAAGCAAGATTAACGAACCTACCCCTGTGGGTAAGTCTCTCGCAGATCTTCCGGAACTAAAGGAACTTGCTGAGGCCAACCCGCTGGTTGCAACGCTCATCAAGTTCGTTGAGACTCAGAAGCTAGACATCGAGACTTCGGCGGTAAAGCTGAAGGAAGCCGATATCGCAGCTAAGCTGAACGAGTTTGACCGTACCAAGATTGTGCTCACGCCAGTTGCTAAGAAGCTAGCTGGTGACATCATGATGCGTCTTTCGGACGATCTGATTGAGCCTTTCTGGAAGCTGCTCAATGAGATGAAGCGTGGTACTTCTTTCCTAGTCGAACTAGGCGAGCGCGGTGGCGCAACCGTTAACTACGGTTCTGCGCGTACGGCTATCGCCGAATTCGACGAGCAGGCTAAGAAGCTCGCGGAATCCAGCAAGATTACCATGGCGGACGCTGTTGAGCGTATCGCAGCTGAGAACCCGGCTCTTTACACTCGTTACCGCGAAGAGCTAATGAATGGGGTGACTCAGTAATGGCAGGTGTTGGCGCTAACTTTGTGCTAGACAAGGGCTGGCCAGTCCTTTCTACATACAACTCCTCGGCTGCTGCTGGTGTTGTAGCGTTCCGTTGTGTTGGCTTTGGTGCCGGTGGCACTATTGACATCAACGCTACTGCTACTGCACGTTCTGTGGGCGTGGTTCAGGAGAATATTGACCAGGTTGACGTGGCAACCGGCAAGGCTGTAGCTAATGTTCGCATGATGGGCATTACTACGGTTCTTTGCACGACTGCTGCTTCTGTTGTGCTTGGTTCACTAGTTGCACCTACTACTAGTGGCGGCGTTAAGCTGGCTGCAACCACTAACGTTCCTATTGGTGTAGTTGTTGGTATCACCGGCACGCTGGCTGACGGCAACCTGATCCAGGTTCTGCTAACACCCGGCATTCCGGCTCTAGCGTAATTGAAGGGAGGGAAAGCTAAATGGCGGCTTACAACCCAAGTGGTGCTGGTAACGTTCACATTGATCAGATTCTGACCAATATTAGCGTTGCATGGCCTAACAATGGGCTAGTGGGTGAACGGCTCCTGCCTTCGGTTACTGTACGGAAGCAGGCAGATAAGTACTACATCTTCGGGCGCGAAGGTTGGCTACCAGAAGACGACAGCCGAGCACCTGGTACGGTGGCAAATGAGATTGCGGGTTACACCCTTTCTACTGACACCTACTACGCTCGCGAACACTCTCTTCAAATTCCGGTAACGGACGAAGAGCGTGAGAATGTCGACTCGCCGCTAGCACCAGATCGCGACGCAACTGAACTAGTTACGTCTAAGATCATGCTAGGACGGGAAGTTGCAATCAAGAACCTAGTCACCACTACTGGTAACTACGGTTCTGGTCTGTCGACTACGCTTGCTGGTGGTCAGCAGTGGAACAGCGCCAACTACGCAACATCCGACCCAATCTCGGATCTGCGTACTGGCAAGGCAGCAGTGCACGCACGCATCTTCATGGAGCCAAACACTCTAGTAGTGCCTTATCAGGTTATGACCGCACTAGAAGACCACCCGGACTTCCTAGAGCGTATCAAGTACTCTGAGCGTGCAATCTTTAGTCCAGAACTTCTAGGGGCAGTCCTGGGCTTTAGCACTGTCATCGTTCCTGGTGTTGGTATTAACAACGCCAACCCTGGTGCAACGGCGTCGCTCGGTTACCTGTGGGGCAAGGATGTTGTTATGGCTTGGGTGCCTCCGCGCGCCGGCCTTAAGATTCCTGCCTTTGGTTATGAGTTCACGTGGGGCACGCAGTATGTCGACCGCTGGCGTGAGGAACCGCGGAAGTCGGATCTAATCCGTGCTTCTCGTCGGTATGACCTTAAGCTGGTGGCACAAGGTGACGCTGGCTCGGCCGATGCTGGTAAGGCTATCGCGGGATACCTGATCAAAGCGGCTATTGCCTAATTGAGGAATGGTTATGCCAAAGAAGCTATTTGCCGTTACTAATATCAAGACGTCGCTACCCGGCAGCGAATCGGCATGGTTCGATGCTGGTAGCGAGGTAAATCCTGCTAAGTTTACGAAGGAACAACTAGTAGACCTACATGACGCAGGCGCACTAGAGATCCGAGTAGTAGAGGATGATGAAGTGACAGAACCAGAGCAGCCGGAATTCAACATTGAAGCAACGGAACCGACTACAAGCCCTGAGAACGAAATGGCTCCGAGCGAGGACCAGTCGGCACGAGTAGAAGAGGCTAACTCTTCTGACTCTAATGTCAACACCGACATGACATCCGCAGCATCGGAAGACCCATCGCACGATGGTGACGCTGCCAATTAAGAAGTAGGGGAGTAATGGCAAGAATTACTCCTAGCGATGCGCAGGGGTGGGCAGAGGCAACAAAGTTGACTGTGTCCACCCTTGACACGTCGCTATTAGGTCAGATAGAAGCCGAAATCATCGGCCGACTAAATAGTGCATACGATACGAGTGTCTGGACAGATAATACAAACACTCCAGATATCGTTAAAGTAATCATTGCCAAGACTTACGTTGCATGGTTCTACGATCGAGCATACAGCGAAAACCAGGATGAAGGCAATGATTACGCAGCTCTGCTGCGCCAGAACGCTGAAATGCTCATGACTGGACTACTAGATGGTACGATTGACATTCCTGGCGTACCGGGTACTGGTAGTGGTATACCATCGTATTACCCTAATGATGCATCGTCTGCGCTGGAACCCACAGCGGACGATCCGTCCCTTGGTCCAGCGAAGTTTAGTATGGGTAAGGTCTTTTAATGGCAGCCCGGGATTTTCCAAGACCATCACCGTTTGTAATTGCGCAATCGGTTATTACTGGACTGAAAATTCCGGCTATTGAGATCGATCCACGCAATAACTTTGTTCGCGGCGCCTTCGTCTTTGCTTCTGATATCGACAAACTCGAGATGGGTTTCAAAAGCTGGAAGAAACCACTACAAGAAGTTCGGGACACAATCGTAATTCCTTCAGTACGTGAAAACTTTGCGCAAGAAGGTCGACCAAAATGGGCACCGCTTAAGCCTCAAACTATCACAAATCGTATGTACATGGGCTATCCTCGTGGACCTATTCTAGAGCGTTCGAGCAAACTGAAGCGTATCGCTACTCAAAAGAACATCTGGGATATCGTTAGTGGTGTTGGTCGCGAGGGATATGATATGCTCTCGCTGCGCACCGAATTCCTTGATGGACGAGTACCATACGCTGAGTTCCACCAGCTAGGCGCTGGTGTTCGACGTAATAGGAAGATCGGTGAGGTCAAAACTCGTATTACTCGTAGCGGAAAAAGCTCTACTAGTTTCCGATTCCGAGAGCCAAGAGTTGAAGCTGGTGAGAGTACACGAACCTTCCGGCTCCCACCCCGCCCATTTATCCAACTAACTGTAGAAGAAGAAGCTGAAATTTACGCAGTATTCTACAATTTCATGTCGCAGCAAGTAGATAAGTTCTGGGGACCGGAGACGAAGGGACTCTAATGCCTACGCATACTGATAATGATGTAGTGGTTGCTGAGGCCATTGAGACTCTGCTCCTGGCTAACCTAGTTACACTATCTCTTGATGCGGTTTACTACGGTAACCACAATAACATTCCAGTCGCTTCTGCCGCAGTAGTTACACCTGGTGGACATCGGCGAACACTCGCTGGTGTCTCTGGACCTGGTGGTAGAACCGAGAACACGCTTATGGTAGACGTTGCTATTCACTACTCTAAGGTAGGAGATGAAGCAACGGAACGCCGTGCAGTTGATACCCGTGGTTACACGTTGGAAAAGCTACTACATAATGATACCACACTAGGCGGAATCGTTATCCACGGATTTGTGCAACAAACCGAACGTGGCGAAACTATCATGGCTAACAATAGCATGTTTCGTTCTGTTCGGCTACTATACGTGGCCACGACGAAGACTTATCTATCGCCACCGGCGGCCCCGGTTTAGGAGTAGCTGTGCTACGTTTTGAGATTACATCCGACAGGGACGTACTAGTCGATGGTATTGGTCTTCTTCCTGCCGGTGAAGATGTAGAACTAAGTGATGATCAAATCCGAGACTTTGAACTACGGAATAAGGTAAAGCTCGTTGATGCGAACTTCCCTCCGTATGTTCGAGTTACTACGGTTCTAGCTGAGTAACGGAGGAGGGTAGCTGTGACAATTGGAATTGGTGCAGCCGGTATTGCCGGCATTGCGGTAGAACAACTATCGCCTCCGGTTGCGGTCTCTGCCACGCCTACTGCTGGTGGAGCACTTACCGCTGGTACCTATAAGTACTACATTACCGCGACGAATGCGAATGGTGAGACTACGGTCTCCAATGAGATTACTGGCACAACCTCGGCTGGTAACCTCACGCTAGCGCTGACATGGAACGCAGTTGCTACTGCGGTTGCGTATCGCATTTACCGTACTGCGGCTGGTGGCGCAACTGGTACTGAACTATTCCTAGCTCAGGTTACTGCGCCAACAGTGACGTATAATGATGCAGCGGTTGGTTCACCGGCTGGTGCCTTTCCCACTACTAACACTGCATCCACGCCAGGCGTTTATACTGCGCCGACGAAGTTTTTCCCATTCACTAGTGAATCCGTCGCCATGATGCAAGACACAGTATGGCGCCGGCCGATTCGCCAGTCTGCGGACATTATTGGTGCAGTAGCAGGAAACCAGCATGTCGAAGGTGACCTCGCGCTAGAGTCACTAGAAGACGTGGTTCTCTGGTTCCTGTGGGCTTCTCGTACAAACATTGTAAAGTCTGGTACTGGCCCTAACTGGATTTACACTATCACGCCCACAGCAGCAGCAGTGGCCAACAAGACGCTATCACTTACACTAGTTCGTAATGGTATCGTTTTTGGTTACAGCGGAATTTGTCTATCCAGCTTCACCTTTGGTATTGACAACGGGCTGCTGACCTTCCAGACTAGTGTGCAAGGCCGCGACGAAGCTGTGCAGTCCCTGCCCGTGCCGACCTGGCCGACAACCACACCATTCGGTGCTGGTATGTACACAATTGAAATTCCGACTGGAACCACTGTTCTTGACACTGACACCTTTGAATTTACAGTTGAGGATAACGCCGAAGCTCAGTTCCGTCTCAAGAGCACTGGCCGTGGTGCACAGTTCATTAAGTATGGTGAGCGTAACTCCACGATGACAATGGAACGTGACTTCGAAAGCCGCACTGATTATGACCTCTTCAAGTCGGTTACTTCTCAGTCTATCACACTCACTGCGTCAAAGGGTGTCAACAACTCTATCGTTCTTCTTGCTCCGGTTGCTATTAAGGATACTTACGAAGTCGGTCTTAGTGGTCAAGGCGACCTCGTACGGGCTCAGGTTGCATACCAGAATATCATTGACGGCACGGGCAAGTCATGGCAAATCACCATCAATACTCAAGAGGATATTATCCCCTAGAGTACGGTTCGACAGGGTCTGGCTACTAGTAGCAATGCTATTTGTAGTCAGCCCTGGTATCGCATTAAAAGGTTTATTGATCACCTATGGCGTGGTGCTATACGCCAATATAGTAGATGAGGTATTCAGGAAAATGCCTGTAGCAGTCATTGTTAACGCGCTTAGCGACAAGAAGGACCTTAAAAGCTGTCCAGGTGGATTTGTCATCGTCCGACGGATGAACTATGGCGAAAAGCTATACCGGAATAACATCGCGACCCGGATGCTCATGTCTGCCAATAAGGACTCTAAGGACTTCCAGGGCGAACTAGATATGCAGACCGAAGAGGTTGCCTACTGGGAGTTCGCAAACCTAATCGTGGAGCACAACCTCACCGATGAAAAGGAACAACCACTAAACTTCAAGAACCGCGATCACGTTCGTCGTCTTGCCGGCCCTGTGGGCGATGAAATCGGTCAAATCATTGATGAGTGGAACGCAGCAGAAGAGACAGAAGAAGTAAAAAACTCCTAGCTGATATCCGAAAGGGGGTACTCTCACCAAAAGCTAAAATTTCATCAGAAGCGAACGCGGTGGTTCGGCTATTCCAAATGTGTGATCGCTTCCATGTCTTGCCTAGATCTGGTGGACTCTTCGATCAGGACAGCCTGTTCATTCATATCCTGGATCAGTACCTTAATTGGGAGTGGGAGCGCGCTGAGCTAGATCGGGCTAAAGCCAATCGTTCCACTAACGTTCAGTCCTAGGAGAACTAGTGCCATTCAGTGCCACCAGGGACCTCTGGCTTATTCTAAAGGCGCGCGATGAAGGTTCGCGTGCCCTTAGAAGCTTTTCCAGAGACATCCGTATGGTTGGCGATAGTGTTCAAATGGCCAATCTTCAGGCTGCTCGCTCGGCTCTGTCCAACCAACTAGCAACGCAAAAGCTATCGGGCGCTTCACAGCAGCAGCTTCTAGCAACACAGAACCAGATCAGTGCCACCGATCAACAAATCGCACAAATGAAACTATCTCGCGCAGAGATGGAAGAGCAGCGATTTAGTTCACAGCGGCTATCAGCAGTGCTTGGTGGGGTAGCTGGTGTATTTACCACGCTTGGTACAGCAGCAGTAGCAGCAGGCACATTTGCTTCAATCGGTCTGAAGAGTCTCATTGATTCAGCTGTTGCCTATGAGAAGCAAGCTGCCTTGACTGCAACTCAGGTTGACAATTTCCGATACTCACTTCAGCAAATTGAAGATGTTGGTATTCGAGTAGCCAAAGCTGTTGGTGTGCCATTCGAACAGATCCAACCAGCACTGTTCGACATCTTCTCCTCGATGGAAGTTAGTATCGATCAAGCGGAGAGCTTGCTTGAAACTTTCTCCAAGGCTGCTGTTGCTGGTCAGGTTGATATCCAAGCTGCGTCTCGCGCAACTATTGGTATTCTGAATGCTTTCCAGCTACCACTCGACGACGTCAATCACCTTATGGATGTGCAGTTCCAACTCGTCCAAGAAGGTATTGGTTCATACGAAGAGTGGACCCAGAGAATTGGTCTTGTTACACCTTCAGCAGTACGTGCTGGTCAGTCCGTTGAAATGATGTCAGCCGCACTAGCGGCGTCCACCCGTATGGGTATTTCAGCGGCTCGGTCTGGTACGGCTGTGGCTCGTGCTCTGGATGCATTCTCTAATCCAGCCGCGATCGAGGGTATGCATGAACTCGGCGTAGAAGCGCTCGATGCTGATGGCAACTTCCGACCATTGATTGACGTTCTGTTTGACTTCCGAAAGCAACTAGAGGGCCTACCAGAAGCAGAAAAAATTAAGAAGATTCTTGAAGTGTTCAAGGGTGCTGGTGGAACTATTGAAGCTCGCCGGTTCCTACAGAACATGCTTGTCACGCCAGGGAACCTTGAACTGTTCCAGAGTATTCTCAAGGAAATGGAAACCTCTTCTGGCTCCTTCGAAGAGGCGTATGCCATTATGGCGGATACCACTGCGACCAAAACCCAATCTATGCAAAACGCCTGGGAAACGCTGAAAGTTAAGGCCGGACAAGTACTACAACCAACGTTCGAAAAAGTTATCGGCTTCCTTCAGAAGATGTTCGATATCTTCAATGGCCTATCACCAGAACAGCAGTCTTTCATTGTTAAGCTGATCGCCTTTGGTGTCGCCCTCATGACTGTGGGCGGTATCCTAGCAATCATCATTGGTACTATTACGGCTTTTGCGGCCGCAGTGGCTGTTGCTGGCACTGGGCTACTAGTGGTGCTGGGCGTAGTTGCACTTATTACCGCAGCGTTTGTGGCCTTTGCTGCTGGTGTATACATTGCTTGGCAAAAGTCACAGACCTTCCGCGACATGGTACAGGATGTTGGACAGAAAGTTAGTGACTTCTACCACAACACACTAGTACCAATTGGTCAAGAAATTGCTAAGACTTGGAACGAAAAGGTACTGCCACCACTACAGCAACTATGGGCACTCATTCAGGAAAAGGTGCTACCGATCCTAAAAGAAGTGGCCCAGCACATCACCGAAAAGATGCAAGGTACGTTCATTGAGTGGGGCAACAAGATCAAGGACTTTGTCATTTGGGCTATGGAGCGCCTTGGTCAAATCATCAAAGAAGACATTATTCCAGCCATCCAGTTCCTAACTAAGTACTACCAGGACCACAAGGAAGCTATCGACAACATCATCGATGCGCTGATCTTCCTGCTCAAGTGGCTCGGTATCATTGTTGGCTTCATTGTTGGTGTGCTGATCGTGGTCTTTGTTGGACCGGTAGTAGCAGCGTTCCTAGCTGTTGTTGGCGTTATCATGATTGTCATTGACACCATCGTTAGACTGATCGAAGGCTTCAAGGACCTGTGGAAGAAAGTTCAAGAAATCGCTGATGGTCTGCACTACTTCTTCAATCCAGCTACCATGGCGGCCATTGCTGGACAATGGGTTCAAGGCTTCATTAATGGTATTACAAACAAGTTCCAAGAAGTAAAGAACATTGTCCAGAATCTTGGTGGTAGCACGGTTAGCTGGTTCAAGAGTGTGCTAGGTATTGCTTCGCCATCGAAGGTATTCATGAAGATTGGTAAGCAATCGATGGAAGGCTACATCATGGGCATGCGCTCCATGTCGCCGGCCATTAATGCACAGGTCATGAATGCTACTGGCGGTATTACCACTGCTGCTGGTATTGGTGCGAGTGGCAATGGTACACCAGTGAATCAGACCATTAACGTTGAGACACAGGAAATCGATCCACGCAAGCATGCTGCTGAGCTTGGTTGGCTACTGGGTGGGAGGAGATAATGGCTCTCGGCCTAAATGAATATACCTTCCAACTCAACGATACAGGTGTGCTGCTAAACAGTGACTCTTTGGGTCTACCGTTTGTAGACGTGGAACGAGTACAAGGTCTCGACAGTGCACCATATCGTGAGACAACTCGTGACCATGAAGGTACCGATGGCGGCTTCATGGATGCCGAGTTTGAAAAGGGAAGAGACATTATCTTAGAGGGTGTCGCTTACGCAAATACCTTGACATTCGAAGCATATATGGATAGCCTCAAAGCTAACTTCGCACCTGTACAGAACCCAATCCCATTTTATGTAAAAGCTCCAGGTGTTGTTGAGCGGATAATCTATGTCAAACCGCGTGGTGTGCGTTATGACTGGGATCTAGGCCGGCGAATTGGCATGACATCACTACAACTTATGATGTTCGCAGAAGATCCACGCTTCTATGATGCTGCTGAGTCTGTGCAGAACATCAACTTTGGTGGAGATGCAGGCTTCGGATTCGCCTTCAGCTTGGGTTTCAACCTAAATTTTGGTGGCGGGGCGACACCGGGCGGGTTGACGGTTAATAATTCAGGGAATAGATCAACTCCTGTCACGTTTATTATCCTAGGTCCAGTCACTAACCCGGTAATCTCTAACAACACAACTGGACACTCAATGGGATTCACCATCACTCTTGGCGCTTCTGACACACTAACCATCAATTCTCGAGATCGGACAGTATATCTTAATGGTAACGTCAATCGTCGCAACACGCTAACCGTGCCAGACTGGTTTGACCTTGCTGTGGGCAACAATGCTATTGGCTATGGTGGACAGTCTGGTGTTGGTAGTTCTTTGCAGCTTCGTTATCGGTCAGCTTGGCGATAGGAGGTAAGATGGCCGTTGTAAACCCACCAGGGTTTCTCCAGAACGCTGGCGCAACTCATACCGCCGAGCAAATGCGTAACCACTTCGGTGCTTATGCCGGTGGTAGTACCGCGTCACTGGGCATGATTCCACGCGGTGGCGTAAACTACGCACGTGGTAATGGGCTACAGGTTACCCAATCTGGTACACCTGGTATGTCAGTTGTGGTGAAGTCTGGTGTAGCAGTAATTCCTGGCACTCAGGGTGCTAAGCAAGGTGTGTACGAAGTACTCAACGATGCTGACGTTACCCTATCGATTGCCGCTGCGCACGCCACGCTGAACCGTATTGACATTGTTTGTTTCAAGGTTGAAGATACTGCGTACTCTGGTGTCACTGATGCCAGCTCGCTGGTGGTGGTGACTGGTACTCCAGCCGCATCGCCAGTAGCACCAGCGGCACCTAACAACTCTATTACTCTAGCATCTGTTTCTATTGTAGCTTTGGATACTTCTATTACTAATGGCGAAATTACTGATTCTCGAGAATATTTCATTGCCGCTGGTGGTATCCTGCCAATTCGTAGTTCAGGGCAACGGCCCGGTGCTGGCACCACTATTCCTGGACATATGAATTGGAATATCGGTGCTGGTAAGTATGAGTTCACACCTGATGGCGGTACCTCTTGGGTTGATGGCATGCCACTATATAAGGCACGCACTACCCTTGGTGGTACCACTGCCAGTGTAACATTTTCCAGTGTACCTTCCAATTTGCGTGAGATTTGGATTGCTTGGACTGCTAGATGTTCTACTGCTGCTGGTGCAGTAAACATGAGAATGCAAAT